GACGGCCGCGATCGAGGAGATCGTCTGGGCGCTCGCGGCGACGCCGGCGACGAGCTGCTGTACGTGACCGCGCGCCGCGATCGTGCCGCCGCGCTGGCGCACGCGCACGCGGCCGACGAGATCCTCGAGGGTGAAGATCTGGAGGTGCGAGCCACCGACGCCGCCGATGACGAAGGGCGGCGCGCTGACCTGGCCCGCCCCGGAGATCGACGCTCGGGGCTGAAGCATCGCTCCGCCCGAAACGAAGATGAGCACCCCGATCGCCGTGATTGCAGCTGGCGGCTGGGTGACGGTGCTCGCGCCATTGAAGATCAGCGAGCCGGCCGCGGCGATCGCGCTCGCTTGCTGCGACATCGCGCCGCTGCCGACGAAGATCTCGATGCCCTGCGCGGCGATCACGCCGGCCGGCTGGGTCACCGCCCCGGTTCCGGTCACCGGCGGTGCGCCCGTCTCGGCCGCATTGAACGCGAGCTCGGGGGGCGTCCAGTACGTCGCGCTCCACTCGCCGGCAGCCGCGGCGAATGTCATCGCGAACGTCGCCGGCGCGGAGTCGTTGAGCGTCCACGTCGTCTCGGTCGCCGGCGCGTCGAAGTCCTGGTAGGAGAAGGGCCACCCGACCGTCAGCTGGGCCACGTCAGCCGCCTATGGCGCGTCGAGAGGCTTCACGTCCCAGGCGTGGTGACAGACCGGGCACTGCAGCGTGATGACGTTCTTTTCCTTGTCGAAGCCGCGGTTCATTGTCACTGCGCCGCACTTCGGGCACGTCTCGCTGCCGGTGAACTTGGTCGTCGGCTCGATCATGCGTTGTCGTACTCGTCCCAGGCGCCCTTGTAGTTGAAGCGTCGCACGTCGGACGCCGTGCCCGCGTCGGGCTGGTAGAGCAAGAGCCCTTCGGCCGGCTGCACGTCGATGAAGTCGTCCTCATTGGTGGGGGCAAAAGGCTCGTTCACCTTGCTGACGACGTTCTGGCCGGCCGCCGTCGCGAAGTCGATGCCCGGCGGCAGCCAGCTCGAGATCACCGCCCCGAGCGTCACGGTCATACCTGTGACAGCCGTGCGGACGTTCGCGGTGTTCCCGCCATCCGTCTCTCGGCGTTTTGCCGGCGTGACTATCGCCCCGGAAGCCGTGCCAGTGAAGGTAAAGCGCGCGAGCGCGATCCGCGGAAGCGTGAGGTGATCCGCGGTCGGCGCTGCACCCTGCTCGAAGACGATCTCGAAGCGTCGGAGGCGTAGCCTCTTGGTGCCACCGCTCGGAAGCTCGAGCCAGAAGAAGCCGGTCGACGTCCCGTTCTGCGCGGATGCCTGGACCGCCGCAGCTGCGGTGGCTGCGAAGTAGTAGATCCCGTCGACCTTGCGCGCACTGATCGGGACGACGAAGTGCTCGTGGACCGTGTCCGCGCCGACGACCCGCGTCTGGGTGCGGACCTTCTTGCCGCTGTTCCCGGTGTCGCTCGGGAGAATGATCTTGTCGGCGAGCGGTGCGGTCATCGGTCTACCCCTTGCTCAGTTGATGCGTGAAGCTCGTGACCGAGACGTCGGCGTTCACCTGGATCGCGACGCTGTCGAGCACGAGATCCGCGCTCGCTGTACCCACCGATCCGTCGAAGACGGCCGTCGTGCCGTCGCTCTTGAGCGCACGGAACCACGACGCGGTGCCAGTCGCGTTCGCGGCGGCGTCGGCCGTGATCGCGTTCGCCGTCAACAGGCCGGCGACGGCGGCACCGAAGGCCGGGTTACCGAAGCGCAGCTCGGCGAGAAGCGTCTGCCCGGAGAGCGCGGTGTCCGCATTCGCCGGCTGCGAGCCGTCGTAGATCCGCAGGTAGCCGTCGTTGAGCAGCGCCGCGAGCGCGTCGGCCTCGGCGTTCACCGCCGCGTTCGACCACTTCGGATTGTTCGCCACCTACGTCTCCTCCTGGACCGCGACCTCGAGCCGGCCCTTCTCGTCGCGCTTCTGCACCGTCGTCTTCGTGATCCGCGGCTTCGCCACCGCCGCGGCGACCGCGCCCGTCGACCGTGCGAGCTCGCTCGTCGCGTCCGCCACCTTCGCGATCGCGCCGTCGTCGTGCCGGACGTCGATGACGACGGCGAGCTCGTTCCGCGTCTTCACCCCGAGCTTGCGCATCCCGCTCGAGACGATGCGTTCGACGGAACGCTCCGAGAGCGAAAGCCGCTCCGCGACCTCCTTGTTCGTGAGGCCCGCGGCGATGAGGTTCGCGACGTTGCGCTCGCGCGGCGTGAGCACGTCGCTCTCGTCCTTCGTGTCGTCGACGGGCTCGTCCTCGGACTTCTTCGACGGCGCAGTCACGGGCGGCGTGGATCCGCTCGGCAGCGCGGGCGTCGGGGTCGGCGGCGGGAGTTGCGGCGGAGTGGTCGACGACGGCGGCGTCTTCGATCCGGGCGGCTGCAGCTGGATGGAGGTGAGCCCGGTGTGCTTGCCCTTGAGCCGCTTCATATCCCCAGAGACCGCCGCGTCGATCGCGGCATCCGGCTCGAAGCCGGCCTCGATGTAGATCTTCACGGTCTGGGCCTCGACCTGGTGGATGTCGGCCGCGTCCTTGACGTCTTCCTGCAGGAACGGGATGTCGCGCGAGTCGTACCAGAGCTCGGAGTCGTCGGGGACGTTCACGAGGTAGCCGAGCGAGCCGGCCATGTTCTGCCACAGGTACGCCATCCCGCCATTCGCCCAGGCCCGGCGCGCCTGGGCATAGTTCGAGTACGTGGCCGCGTTCAGCCCCTCGGAGAGTCCGACGATGATGGGCGGGATCTGCGCGGCCGCGGCGATCCTCGTCTCGCCGGCGCCCTGGACGTTCTTGAAGTCGATCTGCCGCATCACCGCGCCGAGCGGCGTCACCGTCGCGCCGCCGCCGAGGTAGAGCGTGCGATACGCGTTCTCCTTGCCCTCGGTCTTCTCCTTCATGAGCTCGCGCCAGGTCTTGAAGATCTCGGGCGTGATCGACTTGTCCAGCGCGACGGCCATGTTCGGCGTGGCGCCGTTCTCGAAGAAGCGCAGCTTGTGCTCCGTCGCGGCCGCGTCGCCGAGGATCTCGTTGATGACGGGCGTGATCCAGCTCATCCCGCGGAAGCGGAAGGACGGGTCGGGGATCGGCGCGAAGTGCGCGACCTGCTCGGGCAACAGCACGATCGGCTTCTGATTAGACGCGCGGCCGCCGGGCTCGTACATGTACCCGACGATCTCGGCGTCGAGCTGCCAGTTCGGATCGTCGGCATAGCTGTCGCTCCCGACGATGATCGTCATCCAATCGGGCCGGACCGGGCGGATCTTGTCGCCGCGGCGGATCGCGTAGAACTCGCCGGCGAGGTCCGCGTGCTGGATTGCGCGCGCAAGGAGATCGCCGGTCGTCGCGCGCGTCCAGGGCTTCTCGAGGAGCGCGAGCTCCTTGTTGCCCCAGAGCTCGCCAGGCCGACCGTCGACGCGCCGGCGGAACTGAAAGCGCGCCTGGGAGAAGAGCATCAGCCGCGCGGCCATACACGCGAAGACGATCCCGTTCCGCTTGTAGATCGCCTGCACGTAGCTCTCGAACGTCCCCGACGGGACCTCCTGCTTCGAGCTGATCGTCTGCTGCGGGAAGAACGGGTACTGCATGCCGCCGAAGCCGAAGTAGCCGAGGTAATCGCTGAACGAGAGAGCGTCGCGCTCCCCGCCGCGCGGCGCGAGCCACCGGCGGAACGTGGCGGCTAGGCCCATTCGACCATCGGCTCCGCGGGCGGCGCGAGCGCGCCCTTCTCGATCGCCTCACCGCGAGCGACCTCCGCGAGGATCCCGGCCACGAGCGCGTCGATGAAGAGGCCCTGTCGCTTCGGGACGACCTTCAGGTAGTACGGCTGCGTCGAAGGCGGCTCGTCCGGCCGCGGCGCGCGGCGCCTGCCCTTCGTGAGCGCGGCACTCTTCGCATGGAGGCCGAGGATCGGGTCCCCGTTGTGCGTGAACGTGCTACCGAACGCGGCATTGAACCGCGCGATCGCGTCGTCCATGCGCTTCTCCACGTTCGTCGGGAACTCGACGACGCGCTCCGGCCAGCGCGCGGCCCAGATCGCGAAGTACTCCTGCCAGCGGTACGGATCTCCGAAGAGGAAGCGAACGTCGTACGCCTCGAAGGCCGCGGCGAGGACCTGGTCGACCTCGGTGCGCGGCACGAGACCGTCCGCGTAGTCGGCCGGGTTCCAGATCCGGAGCGGGAACCAGCGGCCGTCGGTCACGCGGCTCGCGACGAGCGCCGTGAAGTCGCGCGATCGCGATCCGTCGAAGCCGAGGGTGATGACCGCGCCGCGCTCGAGCTCACCGTCGCGGGCGGCCGCGTCCCACCGCGCGGAGTCGACCGCGTCGGTGATGCCGACCTCGATGCGGTTGAAGAAGAAGCGCATCGCCGTCGCCGGCGACGAGCACACGGCGGGATCCCGCGCGTCCGCGAGCACGCGATCGAGGTCGACCCACCAGCTGTCGCCGTACACGTAGCGCAGGTACTCGAGGCACGCCTGGTCATCGGCGAGATCCGGCCGACGGAGCTCGCGACCCTTCGCGTCGCGCTCACCGTTGTAGTCGATGAGGACGTCGATCGCGCGGCTCTCCTGGGTGCGTTGCGCGACCGAGGACTCCGAGGGGTCGAAGGCGTTCGTCGTCTCGCCCCACCGGCCTCCCATACCGGCGATGTTTCGCTTCATGTTCTCGGCGAGGTTGACGCCGCCGTTGGACGTCGTCATCAGATGCGACTCGTCGAAGTGCGCGTACGTGAGGCGCGCGCCGAGGCGCGCGCGCCCCGACGATGTCTCCGGCTCGATCTTCCCTCCGCTCGGAAGGTTGATGTCGAGGACGCCGATGTCGATCCCGGGGAGATCGGCGATCGGGCCCTGCGATGCCATCGCGACGATCGCGAGCCAGGTGTTGTCGGTCTGCGCCTCGCTCGTCGCGACGATCTGGATCCACGGTGTGGGCTGCGGACGGCCCACCGGCTCGCCGTCCGCATCCCATCCGTCGAAGCGCACCGGCCCGAGGCCCTCGCACAGGTCGATCGCGCCGCCGAACGGGCTCTTCCCCCACTTCTGGGGGCGCATCAGCTGCGCGCCGCGGTAGTAGAACGCGCTCGAGGGCCGCCGCTCGTCGAGGACCGCTCCGGGGTGCAGCCGGTAGAAGCGCTTGAGGTAGACGAGCATTTCATCGGTCAGCAGGTAAGGCTCGCGCTGGTGCATCCCGTCGGGGATGACGCAATAGTTCTGGATCCACTGGGCGACCTGGATCCCGAGCGTCGGGTACTCGCCCGGGCGGCGCGCGCCACGCCACGGCATCAGTCCGCCACCTCGCTCATCCGCACCGCGATGTCGACGACGTTCGGGCCCGCGTCCTCGCCGACGTCGGTAATCTCCCAGCGAAGCCGCAGCATCGACATCGGCGAGAGCCCCAGACGGTCAGCCTGCTGCCGGCGTTCGATGAGCACGATCGCCGGCGCCTTCGGCATCTCGCACTTCGCGAGGAGCCGCGCATACATCGCGACCTCGTGGGACCAACCGAGCCGCTCCCAGGCAACTGCCTGCGGCGTCACCCACAGCTGCAGCCAGAGCTCCCTCTCGCGTTTCGATTGACGCTTGAGCGGCCAGGCCGGCGGATCGCCCGCGCGGCCCGAGCTCGGCAAGCGCGTCGACGAGCTCGCGAGGCCGCGGCCGCGGCGACGCTGCTGGGACTCGGGCTTCGGCGCGGGCCCCATGCCCGCCACCTAGCAGATCCCAGTCTGGGCAGCGGCCCGAGTGCCAGACCTGTCGACATTGCGAAAAACGTGGGGCAGGGGTCTACGTTTCAGAACGCGTTTGCGCGAGACCCCCATCCCCCCCCTTGGGGGCATCACGAGCTCGCGCCCTTCGATGCATTGCACGAGCGGCAGAGCACGTCGATCACTTCGCCGTCGCCGCCGCGTGCTAGTGCATCCCGATGGTCTCCGGTCAGATCGAGCGATGGATGCGGTGCGCGCTTCCATCCAAGGCAGACCCAGCCGTACGTGGCCACGTGCAGCTCCACCGCCGCACGTGAGCGATTGCGCCAGGTGCGGTCGTACCCTCGGTGAGAAGCGCTGCCCCGCCTCGCTTCGAGCGCACGCTGATGGCGCGCGCAACGTCGGCCAGTGGTGGGGGTACCGCAGTCGAGGCACGCTTTCAGCGACACACAAAGGCCACCGCCCCGTTGCCGTACACGCTTGAGCACTTAGGCCCACCGAACGAACCGATGGTGCAGCTGCCCACCATGACGCCGAAGATGAAGATCGCTAGCGCTCTCATGCACGGACCCACTTGCCGCCTTGGATAAAGCCGTGGTCACCGCATCCTCGTTGCAGGAGCGATGGTGAGAGCGTGAGCGGATCCCACGACTCCACCTGCCACTTGGGCGAGGCCGCTGCGTGCGGGTTGTCTGGGATATCGAAGAGGACGAATCCCTGGTCCCAGCCGGACTCGGTCCTCGTGCAGCGGTGCGTCACACGCGCGCCCGTCTTCCGACCATCGTCCGCGACGGTGAAGTGCAGCCAATGGTCGTCGCCGAGATCGACGTCGAACTCGCGCTCGTCCATCCACGCGGGCGCGTCGGCCGGGCGCGTCATCGGTAAGCCGCCGCGTGCGCACGCAGGTCGAGCACCTTGAGACCACTCTCGTACTGCGGCAGGGTGAGCTCCGTCGGTGGTTCGGTGCCGTCGGCGATATAGAGCCCGGTGTTCGGGTCCTTCGGCAAATGACGCGAGCTCGAGTGCTCCAGGATCAGCGCGACCTCGAGCGGATTCACAGGGCCACGCCGCCGAGCGCGGAGACCGCCGTGGCCGACGGATCCGCGCCCGACGGACGCAGGTGGGGAGGTGGGGAGGACGACATCAGTGATTCCGGACCAGGATCCAGGCGACGTCGCGCACGACGTGATCGGGATACGGCGGAAGGCCCTTACGAAGGCGAACGCGGACGAGGTCGAAGAGTGCGTTGAAGATCCGCCGAGCCGTCGCGCCGCGGCCGCCGCTCAGAGCGTTCTCGAGCTCGATGCGCTGGATGACCTGGTCGTAGAGCTCGCCGACGCCGATCTCGGCGGCACCCTTCCCTACCTCACTCGCCACGCGACCTCCCTGGCCAGTCGGTCACATCCCGCGCACTTTCGCTGAGCGAAGGCAACCGTTGCGCGCGAAACGGCCCTATCGCGCAGGCTCTTTGGGGGATGCGCCACCTAGCTCTATGGGGGAGGCGAGACGCGCGAGCCAGGGAGTCCGAAGCGCGAGCGCCATGACCTCGTGGGCAGATCCCACCTCGAGCTTCGAGTAGATGCTCGACAGGTGGTACTTCACCGTCTCGGGAGCGCAGCCGAGCTCGCCGGCGATCTGCTTTCGGCTTCGTCCGCCCAGGAGGAGCCGGAGGATCTGGCGCTCGCGCGGCGTGAGCCGACCGATGGGACTCAGCCGGACAAGACCGCTCTGCTCCCCGACGTTTGGGCGCGGGCGACAGCGCGTCGCACTCGCTGGCATTCCAGACAGAAGAAGTAACCCTCGCGATTGCGGCGCCCGTGCTCAGCGATCGAATGACCACGTCGACAGACGCCGGCATTTGCCACGCTGTAATGCGGCGATCGGCGGAGGTTCTCGCGGCGCTCGACGGCCTGCAGGTGGCGCGGCTCGACGCACCAGCGATTCCGGCAGAGATGATCAAGATCCTTGAGCTGGGGAATCGGGCCCTGTGCTCGCTCATAGGCGAAGCGATGCGCGTATACGATCCGCGCCGATCCCGCGTTGAAGCGCCCATATCCGTTCGGCCCGATCGCCCCTGTCCATCGAAGGCAAGCGCCTTCGCGCTGAGTCTTCTTGGCGAAGCGCTCGTCGATCGTCACGAGAGTGCCCGCCGTGTGAACTCGAGGGCGCGCCCGTCTTCGACCATGTCAGTGGTGAAACGCAGAACGCGCCATCCAGCGATCGTGGCTTCGGCGTACTTCTCCGCATCCCGCTCGAACTCAGCGCCGCGATTGTGCCGACCCTGCACCCATGTGCCGCCCTCGATCTCCACGGCGATCGCGCGCTCCGGCCACGCGAAGTCGAAGCGCCACTTGCGGGGCGGCGCGAAGAGGTACTCACGCTCACAGTCCTGCTGCAGCTGCCTATCGAGCTGGACCCAGAAGAGCAGCTCAAGGCGCGAGGAGTTCAGCTGCACCATCAGCGGCGCGATCCCAGACGAGCGCCGCCGGTGGCCGCGGTGCCGACCGACGACGGCGCTCGCCTGAGCTCGAGCCTCATAAGGCATTCACGACGCCGGGCATATCGCGGTCGTCGACCTGGACGCGACGCCGGCACACTATGAAGTCCACGACGCGGGCGCATTCGACGATCGCGCCGGCGGCGTTGAACTTGATGAAGCGCCAGGGGCCGGAGCCGCCGCAACGCGTGCAGACAACGTCGGTCACTCGAGCACCTCGATATGGAACGGCGGGCGGACCCCCGAACAGTGACGCGCGGCGGCCTCGAGTGCAGCGAGCACGCGTTCGCGACCGCAGCCAGCGCCGACAGTCGCACACATCGCGCCGCGCGCGACGTCCATGCCCGAGCCTATGGCGTCGTAGCCGTGCGCCACCTCGAGCACCTGGAAAGTCGACTCGATCGTGAACAGCCGGCCTCGAAAGCCGACCATGAAATCACCGAAGAACGACTCGACGTTGTTCTCCTTCTCGGCGAGGCCCTCGTCCTTGAGGACGCGACGCACCTCCGGGACGAACCGCGCGACGAGGAAGCCGACGAGGTCCTGCTCCCACTCCCACGGCACCGGGAGATCGGCGTGGTACTGCAGCACTTGGCGAGCTCGCCCGGATCCACAGATCCCGATGAGATACGGGCCTTGACGCCAGATCTTCGGCCAGGCGTAGAGCACCTGGCTTCCCCACGCCGTCGTCCCGGCCGAGTCGGCGCCGATGCAGATTCGTCCGTCTTCGACGACTCCCACGACCGCGGTCATGCGCCGCGCCGTCCGAAGAGCCGAATGAGGAGTACACGCCACCACGCGACGTGCACCGTGGCCTGGACCGAGCGGCGATCCGATGCGATCGCGCCGAAGCTGACTCGATAGCCGCGGGGCAGCTTCATGACTCGGCCCCGATCGCGAAGGTGAGGAGCTTCCGCAGCCAGGTCACGCTCCGCTCGAGATTGCCCATCCGCTCGACGAACGAGTCGTTCTCGGCACGCACGCGGCGGAGATCGCGCTCGAGCTTGAGGTACTCCTCACGTGCCTGGGCGGCCTCGCCTCGCGCCTGGTCGCGTGCGGTGATCTCCACGTTGCGGGCGGTCTCCCACGCACGACGATCCACGTCGCGCTGGCGACGGACCTCGGCGAGCTCGCGGTTCGCGTCCGCGACAAGCCACTTCGGGGCGAACATCGCGCTGCAGCTCTGGCAGTAGTACCAGTGCCGCCCGTCCCGGCCGCCGCTCAGGATCGTCTCGTGCTGACACTCGCGCTGCTTCTTCGTGGGCCGGGTCATTCGATCTTCCTCCGCTCATAGCCGCGATTCACGAGGAACGCGTCGAGCGCCTCCGCGGTCTTGAGATCACGGATCCGGCCCTCGACCATGCGGTGATCGAACCTCCGCGCGAGCTGGCGATCGAGCGCGATCTCGATGAGGCTCTTTTCGCGCAAGGCCGGGCCGCTCTTCTCCGTGGAGGCGGGCGCGGCCGCTCCCCCGAGCTGCGTCATGCGCTCGCCTCCTCACGGACCCAGGCGAGCCACTCCGCGAGGCCCTCTACGCGCGGTGTGCGGTCACGTCGGGCTGGGTCCAAAGAGCTCGGCGCACATGGCGTCGAGCTCGCCGTCCGCGACCGGGACTCGGGCGGCCGCACGGACGCGTTCACGAAGGAGCGCGCGCCGCGAGGGATCCGTGTAGAGCG